ATCTCCCATGCGGACCCTACTCGCGCATCCTCCGAATGGAACAGCCTTTCCCTGAAGGAACAGCAGGAAGCGACGCGCAGTGCATCTGAAATATCAGACGCCTACGAAGTGCTGAAAGCCAAGCTCACCGCCACTGGCCTGAGCATGGAGAATCTTAACAGTATTGTTGCCGAGGGCGGCGACGACTACAAAAAGCTGGTCAGGGAGCTGCGTGCCGCTGGTGAAGAAGGCGAGCGTGCCGCGGGCTACCTGGAGAAATCACGGAAGCAGATCGAAGACACCATCGCTGCTGCGCGCCGGGTTGACCCCGCCGCCGCCCAGGCTGCGAAAGGCATTGACACCTTGGCGGATTCGTCGGCCAACGCTAATGACCGGCTGACTGCCCTGGAGTCGATCATGCAGGCTATGGGCCTGGCCCCCATAGCAGCAGAAGAAGCGATGGCTTCCGCAGCTCAGGCTGTGGATGACATGGTGAAATCCGCCGAGACAGCGAACCATCCAGTTGAGCAGCTGGGCGAGAACTTGGGTGACCTGGCTGCCGGCAAGCTGGATATGACGAACGCTTCTGCTAGGGAGCTGAGTAAGAAGCTCTCGACGATGCGGCAGGAGCTGGAAAAGGTCGCCACCGCGGGCGGTAATACTAATGAGGCGTACCAGCAGATGCAGGGTTCCTTTGCCACTATCGGCCAGGAGTTCGGCCTGACCGCGGAGCAAGTCCAGCACCTGGCTGATGCCTATGGTGTGCTGCCAACGGAAATCACTACCCTGGTTGGCGTCAATAGCGAAGGCGCTAAGAAAGAGCTGGCCACAGTATGGTCGCAGTTATACCCGCTCAAAGATGGCGCCAGCATCGAAGTTAAAGCCGTGGGCGAACAGGCCATGGGCGTACTCAAAGACCTAGGCGTCAAGGCGGAAAAACTCCCTGATGGCATCAACATGAAGCTGACCGCCACCGACGCTGACGCCGTGGCCAAGCTCGGAGAAGTGGCAGCGAAAGCCGACGCTATCGGCGACAAGCCGGTCGACGTGAAACTGCTGCTGGACGACACGAAGTTCACGACCAACGCGGCAGCCGCTAAGAACCTGGTTGATGATCTGGCGATCCAGAAGCCTTCCCCGCAAGCCCAGCTCATCATTGATGATTTCCTCAAGTCCGGGGAGATTGCCAAAGGTGACCTGTACTACCTGACCGGCCTATCGGCCCGTCCCCAGGCTGAGCTGGACAAAGATTTGTTCGATGCCGGGTTTAACACAACCAAGGAGCAGTTGGACTCGCTTACCCGTACCACGGCGATGCCGACTGTCGACGCGAACACCGCGCCTGCGCACAACAAGATTCGTGATCTCTGGAATGCGCTAGTTTCGCTGACGGCTATGGGGCCAGTCAGCGTTATGGGCATCGCAGCGAAAGCTACCGGACTTTCAGGAAAAGCATCTGGTGGCCGCCTACCAACAGCCGGCCCCGGCACCGGCGTCACCGATGGTATCCTTGCGGTCAACCCCCAAGGCGCACCCTTGGCGTGGGTGGATGCCGGCGAATGGGTCATCAACCGACACTCGGCTGACCAATACAACCACACCCTGCACCACCTGAACCAGGGTGATGGGCCAGGCGCCCTGGCGGCACTCTATAACGAGTTGCCCCACCACGCTACGGGCGGGCGGGTGCAGAAGGTTAAGAATGATCTGGCCCCGCTGGATGGCACCCCCTACATCCTGGGCGGTTTTTCCCTGGCTGGTGTGGATTGTTCCGGCGCTGTGAGTGCCGCGGTGAACTCGTGGGAGAATGTGCCGATCTTCCAGTCCCGCATGAGCACCGCCACGGAAGGCCCGTGGCTTGCCGCCCATGGCGCCCTGCCTGGCCGCGGCAATGCTAGCGATTTCCAGATCGGCTGGTGGGATAACGGTGGCGGCGCCAACGGGCACACCGCCCTTAAACTTCCCGACGGTACCTACATCGAATCCGGTGGCAACACTGGTGGTGGCCTCACCATCGGGCGGGGTGCCGGCCCTCTCGACGGCCGGGGGTTCACGAACTGGATGCACTTTTCCGGCAGCGCTGCTGACCTGAACCTTCCCGCCCTGGAGCTGGCGTTTAGCAGCCTCACCGGCGGCGGCACCAGCGTGAGCTGGGGCGAGGCCCAATCGCTCCATGACCTGGCCATCAAGTACTTAGGCGCAAAGGTCTATGACCAGGGCGGCATTCTGCCCCACGGTGGCGTGGCGGTCAACCTTTCTGGTCGCCCCGAGGTGGTGCTGCCCCCGACGTTGAGCCAGGCGGCCCGTAGTGGCCAGCTGCAGGCAGCATCCCCGGAGCTGTCCCGCGCTGTCGACAAGCTCACCGCAGCACTGGCGACGGCAACCACGGCATTCGTCAAAGCCGCGAAAGAACTGGACAAACCAGTGCGCGCCGGGTCCAAAGAGTTAGCCGCCTGGGGCGGTGGCTTCCTTGGCAAAAGCCAGGTCGTCATCGACGCCGAAAAAGGATTGGCAGACACCCGCAAGGCGATTGCTGACGAGTCTAAGGACATTGCCGATGCCGAGAAGGAATTGGCCAAGGCTCGCAAGGACCTGTCGAAAACCGAGCGAGATAACGCCGATAAGCTGGTTGATGCTCAGGACCGGCTGCGGAAAGCCCGCAGCAAAGACAAAGCCAGTGCCGAAGACATTGCCGACGCCGAACGCAACCTCGCCAAGGTGCGTGAGGACGCCCCGGAGAAATCCCAAGAGGCTGCCGAGAAGATCGCCCAGCAGGAAGAGAAGCTGGCAGAGGCCAGGAAGAAAGCCGCCGACTCCGCGAAGCGACTAGAGGCAGCCGAGCGCACAGTCACCGCAGCCTACTACCAGGCTCTAGCTGACCTCATTGACGGCGTGGGCGGGCACCTAGCTTCCGCCGCGGGGCACTTCGGCGAGTTCTTCGACACCCTCGGCAAAGCCGCCGAGATCGCCGATAGTGAGCGCAAGGCCATAGGGGAGCTGCAACAATCGCAGATCCGCAACAGCTTAGCGCTGCAAAAATCTCTGCTGGACCTGCAAACTGCGGAATGGGACGTACACACTGCCCGTGCGCAGGGCGCTATCTCGGTGGCCCAGGCGGAGAAACAGTTAGCGGAAACCCGTAAGCAGCAGGCGCTGCTGGGGGCGACCGGCATCGAGGCCATGGGCGCCGCCCTCGACCGTTTCCGTACCACGGGCGTGTTCTCGATCGGCCAGGTTGCCGACTCTGTTGTCGCGCAAACCGCCGCAGTGCGGGCCGCGGAGTGGGCGGTTGCCGAGGCCCGCGCTCAGGCGGCTGCCGACCAGCACGCCGCCACCCAGAAGCAAGCCCTGGCCCAGCTGGATGTCGCCGACGCCACCTTGACCCAGGCGAACACCGCGGAAATGCTGAGGATTAAAACCGAGGCGCTCACGCAGCAAACCGCCCAACTATACGGGCTGACGCCCGCGGCAGCCCAGGGCGCCAGCGCCGGTTTTAGCGGCATCGGGAAACTTCTCGGCGGTTTGGGTAAGATCGCCGCGGGTATTGCCGGGGGCGCCGCAGGCTTCGCGGCCGGCGGCCCCCTGGGTGCTATCCCAGGTGCCACCATCGCCCTTGGCGGCCTAGGCGACCTGGTGCGCGGCGGCTTCGACCTCTTCAACAACAAAGCTTCCGTGAAGGAAGCCTGGAAAGGCATGGGCCTAGCCCAGAAAGCTGGGGTCGTTTTGGGCGGTCTGGGCGGCGGGGCGCTCGCTATCGGCGGCGCCGCGCTCACCCCCCAATACGGCGCCGAGGCAGCCATCGGCGGCGCCAAGCTGGCCGACCAATGGACCGATGCTGTCCTGGGCGGCATGGCCCACGGTGTGGAATCGAAGATCGCCGCTATCCAGCGGCAAACCACGGACCGTACTGATCGGCTAGGGCTCGCCACTGACGCCCAAAAACTCCTCCTCGATACCAAGCGGCAACAGTTGGAGCTCGCGGGCGCCGCGAAAGCCGAAGCGCTGAAAGCCCAGGTGGACTACGCGAATTTACAGAAACAATTAGCTGAGGCCACCACCAAGGCGGAGATCGACGCCCTCACCGAGGCAGCCCGCGTGGCAGCCACCAAGCGCGATGCCATGCTGGTGCTGGCGGCACGCCAAGCCCAGGCTGCTGAAACCCAGCTGGCGCACACCCGCGCGCTGGTGGAGGCTGCCCGCTCCGGCGCCACCCAAGCCGGAGTGAAAACCATCGACATTAATGTGCGCATCCCCGACGGTGTGAACACCTTTACACGCGCCGATGTTGCGCGCATCACGACCGAGGCAGTGAAGGCTGCCACCGGTGCCGACTATGTGAACGCCCGAATCTAGTTAGAAAGGGGGCTGCCCGCCCGTGTATGAGATGACCTACGTGTCGCCTGACGGCGCATCCTTCGCCCTCACCGGCGGCCAGATCGAAGTCGCCGAGGGTGGCGTCGACAAACTCGTCGGTAGCGTTAAGGAGCGTGCTTACGTTGCGGTGGGCATGCCGGGACAGCTACTCGAATCACATGTCATTGAGCCGATCCGCGGGGCACTGACCCTGGTGATAGACTCCACCCCCACCAAGCCCGCGGAGACGCTGGCCTTCGAGCTGCGCAGGGCGTTCTCCCACCACAGGCTAGGGCAACTAGCAGTCGCCACACCCCGCGGCGTAGCTAGGCTCCGATGCCGGCTAGACGGCACTATCAGCGACCCCACCGAGGTGTACAGCCGCTCTAGCGGCCTAGAGCTGCGCATCCCCCTAGCCGCTGATGAAGGCGTCTGGAAGGTAGGCCCCTACACCGGCAGCGGCAAGACCAACGTTTCAAACTTCGGTGACACCACCACCTACTTGGAGATCACCTGGCAAGGTGGTGGTGGCCCTATCACCCTCCCCTCCGGCGCCACCCTAACCCTGCCCACCACCTCCGAACGCCGACACCTGCTCCTCAATCCCACCGACTCCTGCGCCATCATTGACCCCACCGGCGGCGTTGACCACACCCTATGGCGCCAAATCCCCTACCTACCTGAAGGGGTGCCAGCAGGTGGGCAGCGCACGTACCAACTGCCCGCTGGAGCCGCCGCCACCTGGCACGTTTCCACCCTCGACCCCTGGAGGTGACACAGATGATCGACTGGACAGCCCACCGTAAACACCGCGAACAGGCCATCGCAGATACAGGTCAATGGGTAGGCTTACTCGACGCTGATGGCAGCCCCCTCATGGACCTGCCGCCCGTGGCATCCATGGTGGCGCCCGAAACCCGCAACGACCCAGGCTCCCTAGAACTTACAGTCCTGTGCCGCAGCAGCCGCGGCATCATCCACCCTGCCGTCACCGAGCTCGTCGCCAAACAACTTGGCGTGCTCAGCCCCGAAGGCAAGCTCGTTCCCGTCGCCGATCAGACTCGCTTCGTGGCCATAGAACGCGCCGGCGTGCCGCGCCGGGTGTACTGGGTTACCCACACCGTAGCAAGGGGCGACGCCGACGCCCCCGCCACCCTCACAATCCACGGCGTGGGGCTAACGAAGTTATTGTCGAGATTTCCTGCGATGTCTGCTCCGACCACGTGGCAGCAGTCGTTTAAGAGGTTTGAGCGCGACTGGGTGGGGCCGGAAAACACTAAGGTTGTGTTCTCGCAGCCCCGGGAGCTCGCGGGGATGAAAATGGTGACCGTCGCTGACGGCGCCACCCTCGACGGCCCCGCCGAGGCCACCATCCGGCGGCTGATTACCGAGTCGTTAGCGGCAGCGTTCCGGGTTGCTGGGATCACCAAGGACCTACCGATCCAAGTAGCGGCCACCCCGACGGGGCGTCCCTCCCCGCGTATCCTGCTACGCCCCACGGATGGGCCGCTGCTAGAAGAGATCGCCCAACCAGCCGCCGCGGCAGGCGTTATCATCACCGCCCGAATGTGGTGGCCAGGCGACCCGCCGGTCACCGGTCTGGCGTTGTCGTTGCCTACGGTCGTCGTGGCAGTTGAGCAGGCAAAGGAGACACCATAATGAGGCCCACGCTTATTGCTGGCGGCGGTGAGATGACCGTCGGCCGCCGCACTTCCACTTATGTGTATGGAGTTTTCCAAGTGGACATCCCTGAGGGTAAGGAGCAGGCCCAGCAGAACGATCGGCTGCAAGAGGGGTACGTTTACCGCCCAGATCAGCGACCCACGGGGCGGTTCGATATCGGCTTCGTCCGCGCCGACGCCCGTGTCGACCTCAATGCTCAACAGTCCAATCTTGAATCCATTATCGACGCCGCCCAAAACCGGGTCGAGGGTGCGGTGTTTTTCGAGCGTGACATCACGGGGCGTGGTCTGGGCAGGTTCTGCCCCGGCATCGACTTCACCACCGCCAGCCTCGTCGACGTGCTGATCTGGGGCAAAACCCTCACCCTGCCGGTAACCGCTATAGACATGACAAGCGGTGACGCTGCCGCGGTGGGCTGGCGGGTGCACGTCGGCGGCCAAATGATCGCTGATGCTGATAGCCTCCGATCCCACAACGACGCCATCCTCGGCCAAATAGAACAGGAACGCCGACGGCGCTTGGCCACAACCAAAACCGCCGAAACCGCGGCAACCAC